AATTTTTAAGCGCTGGAGTAGCGCAGTATGAACTAGGCTATAACTGGAACGCTAGCGCTGACTATCGGCGTTTTTCAATTTATGATAATGTTGGCGCTAAAGAAGTTATTTCAATAGATCAGCAAAGTAGGTACGTTGGTATAAATTTTCAATATAGTTCTTTAACTGACCAACCGCAATATATGTTAGATATTAGCGGTGGTAGTTTTCACACAAACGTTGGGCAATACCTTGTAGGTACACCAACGGACTTAACAAGGTCTTTTGCCGCCAGTGGAAACGCTAATAGTATAGCGGTATGGTTAGAAGAATACGGCGCTGGAAATGTCGGACCAGATATTTTTTTTAATAAAGGAAGGGGAACAGATACCGCAAAACAAAATGTGCAAGTTGGTGATGGTTTGGGCGGTTTAACTTATTCTGGTTATCTAAATGCAAATCTAAATAGTTCAGCAAGTATTGGTACAATTGTTGTTAATTTAAACACTACAAATAATTTTGCTGATGCTGATTTTATTTTTCAACAAACATACAATTCTATAACAACAAATGATAATTTAAGGATTTATGCAAATAGTGGTGGAATTTATGCAAGAGGTAGTTCAGCAATCGGAATAATACCGAAAAATTGGCAAACTTTTACTGGTTTGCAAATCGGTCCTTTGGCTGCAATTGCCAGTAATCAATTCAGCGGTGCAAATCAACAAACATTTTTATCTAATAATTTTTATTATGATAATTCTGGTTTTAAATATATTGCAACTGGTCCAGTAAGTGGAATTAGATTAACAAATGATACTATAACTTTTGTTCGTGGAATTAGTGGAACAATTGATAATGTTGTCACTTTAATTGATACTTTAAAAATTGAAAACAATGGCAACGTTTTAGTAAATACAAGCACCGACAACGGATATAAATTAAATGTAAACGGTACTATTTTAGCCGTTGGTACAATATATTCGCAACCTACAACGAATGCTAATGGTTTATATGTTGCTAATGGTAGTTCTTCAACTTACGGCGGTGTTATTGTTTTTCAAAGGGGTGGAACACAAGATGGCGCATTGGGTTGCCAAGCTGCAAATAATAATATGATTACTGGGGCAACAAATGCCGATATTTGCTTGCTTGCTGATGGTGGTGGTAGGTCTATTAATTTAAGTACAACAAGTGCAAGTGTTGAATGGAAGTTAAATTCGGGTAATACAACACAAAGTGGTTCACTCAAAACTGGTGCGCCAACAACTGGAACAGCCGCCGAATGGAAATTAGGGCAAAGAGTAGCCGCCGCCGTTGCACTTGACGCAACACAATATATTGAAGTGGAAGTTGGCGGAACATTTTACAAATTAGCAATAGTAACTTAATATGGGATATTCAATTCAACCAGTTCAAATTTGGACTAACGGTGAGGCACAAAGCGGCAACTATATTGACGCTAGTATTGTTAACGACAATCTTAGCGATTACGCGCAGTTTTACTGGCAAATAAGCAGCGTTACTGGCACAGGCGAGGACCAAACTAAACAAAGCCTGACGCAAGGCAATACCAGCATAAGCGGCGCAGATTACGAGGCGTGGGGTCAGTCCAGCAATATAAATTTAGCCGCGTATGAGTATATTTGTAGTCAACTAAATTTAACCTTAATACCTTAAAAAATGGACATAAAAGACCTAAAGGCAGCCGCTTACGACTTATTGGCAAATATTGAATATTTGCAAAGTAAATTAAGAGAAGTAAATATAAAAATTGCTGAACTGGCAAAAGAGCAAAATGATAGAGCAACAGACACTACTGATAATAATTAGTGTAATCTTTACCGCCGGGTCGGTTTATGGCGTACTTAATCATCGTATTAAGGTCGTAGAAGATAAATTTGCGGACCATAAAGATATTATTGAACGGCTAACCCGATTGGAAAGTAGCGTTAATTTGCTGGTCGCAAAATTTCTAAGAGATGAAACCGCAATCCGTTAGGTTATATGATGTTTTTTTTATCGGTCCATTTTTACTTTATGCGGCTAATAAAAAGAATTTGAGTAAAGTGGACCGGGCAACCTTAATTGGTATCGGTATTGGGACCATCTTATACAATGGTTATAACTACATAAAAAAAAAACAAAATGAAAATCAAAAAACCGCGTAACTGGAAAACGACATTTTTCGGTTTTACAACAATTTTATCCGGTATTGCTATGATTGTTAAAGGACAACCGGCAGAGGGTATTGCCGCCATTCTTAGCGGTCTTGGTCTTGCATCCGCTAAAGATTTTGATATAACTGGACTTTGAAAGCAAAGCAATATATTTTTATTGGCGCATTAGCGTTGTTACTTCTTATAACTACACGAGTGAAAGCTGAAACTATTATTAAAGAGTTTGAGGGCGAAGAATTAGATGCTTATTTAGACCCGGCAGGCATTCCCACGATCGGTTATGGTACAACCAGAAACCCGGAAACCGGTAAAAAAATAAAAATAGGCGATAAAATTGGTAAAGCTACTGCGCTAAAGTGGTTAAGAATTGATACCGCTAAGATTAGAGAAAGCGTAAAAAAAAGAATTAAAGTACCAATAAACGCCCGGCAACTGGATGCGCTGACCAGTTTTGTGTATAACGTAGGACCTACTGCCTTTGCAGATAGCACTATGCTTAAACTAATCAATAACAAAACCGATAAAAATATTGTGGCTAATGAATTTGACCGGTGGGTATATGCTAAAGGTAAAAAATTGCCAGGTCTGGTACGCCGCAGAAAGCTTGAAAAAGAACTTTTTTTGAGCTGATTTTCAATAAATTATGTTGTATGCTTAGTCCCAAATGCTTTTGGGACTTTTTTATTTTAAATATTTTGTACTAATTTAGTATAGACAAAAGATTTACTTACAATTAAAATAGCCGTTATGTGTGATGATTTAAAATTCCACGTTGCAGAATTGCAGCGCAAAGTAATTACCCTACAATTTGTTAGAAAGCATCTTTACAATGTTGATGTAAAGTTTGAAATTACCTTTCGTGATAATACACGAATTGAGCTGGACCAAGAGCTTATTCCCTTTAATTTAGAAATAGAAACCCGTAAGCTATTAGATAATAGCTTAGACCATTACCAGCGCACAATTAAAAACTTATTAGCAAGACAATGAAAAGTATAAAATTTTTAATGGAAATACTATTTGTGTATTTAATTGCATTACCAATATGTATATGCTTACTTATACTTATTGAAATTTTTTATTTTCCACAAACCCTTAAAACCCTAAAACAATGGACAAAAAACAAGTTGAAAAACAAAGTGCAGAATTTTCAATGAAAATTTACACTAACGGAAGATTGATTGAAAGCATTAAAGGACCACACGAAAATTTAGTGGCTGGACTTGCTACAATGTTTGAAGATGTTGATGTTATTGAGTTATTCTTTGAAGCGTTGGTCCGTAGAATTGACCATTTGCAAAATGCAGAACAAGAATTGATAAACCTTAAAAATCAACAAAACAATGAGCAGTAAATTTAATCCGGCGTTCCCGCCGCAAATTGCGCAAGACAATTTTGGTAGAGTATTTGCACCATTACCCGGACTTAGTAAGCTAGAGTATTTTGCGCTTACTCTGTTGCCTTATTTTATGGAGTTGTCTTTAACTATTGATTTTGACCCGGTAGAAAAATCAATTAAAATGGCTGAAACCCTAATCATTGAACTTGATAAAATTAAACCCGATGCAAACGAACCAACTATCCTTAACGAATGAGCAATTTGAAAAATTGCAGCTTACAATTATTTGTTCTCAAATGTTACCTTATTTTTTTGCAGAAAAAAGAGTTTTTACCAATGGCGATAGGAAAATTACTACGCCGTACGAACAAGCTTTGTTTGCTGCGCAAATAATGATTGAAAAAATTGATATTAGCAGCTTGTAAAAGCTATGAGGACAAAAGACCAATTAACTTATTCGGACTTATTAAAAGACCGGCGATACGACCCTTTGACCTTACCGAAAAGCGAGGAAGTAATATTTCTTGTTCAAGGTAAGGTCATTGGTACGTTATCCAATTACGTTGTCTTATCCGGGTTACCGAAAGCAAGTAAGAGTACCTATGCAAGCGCAATACTGGCATCCGCTATTGTACCGGACTTTCAAGACATATTCGGCTTAAAATTAGCGTTACCGGTAGGTCGTAAAAAAATAGCATATTTTGATACGGAAAGCAGTCCTTACGATTTTTATAAAAGTATTGAACGTATAAAAAGTTTTGCGATGGTAAACAATTTACCAGCAAGATTTGATGCGTACAATTTTAGAGAAGATGCACCGGGCGAAATAAAAGCTATGATAGAAACTTATTTGCAATCAAACCCGGATTGTGCAGCGATTTGTATTGATGGCTTATTGGACCTTTGCTTAAACCTAAATCATGAAGTAGAAAGCAAACTATTTACTGGATGGTTCAAAAGAATAACAAAGCAGTATAATATTTTAATGATTGGCATATTGCATTTATCTAAGGGTACTGGCGAAACGCTTGGTCATTTAGGTAGTGCAACAGACCGATATGCTCAAAGCACGTTACTAATTGAGAAAAACAAGCTTACTAATCAATTTATATTAAAAGCAAAATATTTGCGCAGTAGTGATGATTTTGACCCTATCGCGTTAATGAATTTTAATGGCAAGTGGCAGCAGATTCCATATACCGAACCAATACAAGACAATATAAAAAAAACTAAAAAATCTTAAAACTGGGGACAGAGTAAACTGAACACAATTTTTATGAATAATCAAAAAAACAATTCCGGGTCTTTGTTCAAAAACAACAAGACAAAAGAAATGCAACCCGATTACACCGGCACTATTATTGTGGATGCTAAAGAATACCGCATTTCGGGATGGATTAACAAAAGCAAAAGTGGTATGCAGTATTTACGCTTGCTTTTAAATGAAAGCAAGACCGAATTCGTAATACCAGCGCATCAAAGTAGCTTTCCGGCACAAACTGGAACGACTAATGCGCAAAGTGTTAATGATTTGCCGTTCTAGGTAAAAAAAAGCGCCGGGAGTAAACTCAACCGGCGCGGACAAAAGACCTACGGAACAAGCCGCCAGTCATCTGCTTACATCACAAATATAGCTTAAAATGAATAAGACAATATATTCTGCAACAATTTTTTTTGGTCCTAATTCCGGGCGCAGACCACGAAAATATCGCAAGGTTACCAATTTGGCAAGATTTGCCGATTTTGCGGCTAAGTCTGGCGGATGGTATATGAACCTGTACGACCAAAAATCGGGCAAATTTGAGGTCCGCAAGTGGCTTATAAGCGATTTTAACAAAAAAGACCTAATTTAGACCTACATAAGCAAGGTTTTTTTCATAAGGCGGTCCGGTCGTTTCTACGGCTGGACTTTTTTTTGCCCTTAATTGTGCAAATTTAAAAATGTAGGTGTAAGCAGATGATATTATAATTTGTGGATAAAAATATGGTGAAAATTTACGTTTTTTGCTAAAAATTATGTATATTCGCATCCATTCGTGTGCATCTCTACATAGATGCACAGATGGATGCGAAAATTTAGCATATTAACAAATGTGGATAAACATATTTGTAAATAGTTAGTCAAACTTTCGTATTTTTAAAAAGACAAAAGACCGCAGCAAGCGCAAAACGCCGGCATAGCGTAATGCGAAATGCAATTTTACTTATCGGTGGTGCGGCTGCACTCTACTTTTTAAGCCGTTACCAATTAAGCCGTAAAATATCTTTTTTACTTCGTGGCGTGCGTGTCGGTGGTGGTATAACATCGCCAGTAATTATGATAGACCTGGCAATTCAAAACCCTACCAATCAGCGCGCGATTCTCAAAAGCATATCGGGCGAGGTTAGTGCGAATGGGCAATATATTGCAAACCTTAGCGCATTTGGCGAACAAGTTATTCAACCTAATAGTGAAAGCGTAATTAAACTTAGTGCAAGACCATCAGCCGCCGGCGTTGGTCAATTTTTGGTTAATTTATTTAAGCAAAAGCAGCAAAAAGTTACGACCACGTTTACCGGTACGGCAAATATTGATGGTGTTACTTATCCAGTAAACGAAACGAGGTCAATTTAATGAACGCAAGCGTACTGATGGGTCGGCTTAGTCCATTTAGAAACCAAACCAGAGTATTGGTAGAGGACCAAAGTACCGGCGATATTATTGATGCGATTATTAAGGCACATAAAAAATATGCGCAGGAATATTCAAAGATTAGTTCTTTTTTTACTGGACCAACAAAACGTGCGGTAGCTGAAAAGATATACAACTTTTTAAGAAAAAATGTGGTATATCGTATTGAAAGCGGTCAAGCGCAAAGCGTTAAATCGCCCGCATCCATTTTATCAACTGCAAATGGCGATTGCAAGCATTATTCAAGTTTTGCCGGTGGTATTTTGCATAATTTGAATATACC